CCAATAAAAAAATGGTACAATTTGTGAAGATTCGGTTAATCTACCCGGTTCATTTAAACATACTCTTACTCTATAACCATCATCATCTAAAACAAAGTTTATCGGTAAAGGACCGTTTGAATTTCCATTTTGCGATGTAAATAATTGTGAATATGTGTCAGGGTCTAATATTAATGGACTATATTGTCCATAATATCTATTTTGTAAATCAAATTCGTCTACCCCAACTTCACTATTCATAGATATTAATTGTAAAACATCACCATTTAATATTTCTTTTGTTGTATTAAAAGGAAAATACGAACTAAATCCATTATTTTGAAAAAAATCTTTATATTCAAATTCAAGATTGGTATCTAATCTATAATTAATGTACAGGCCAAAAATCTCTTTAAAATTTTGAAATGATGTAGGACCAATACTCCTAACAACTGAACAATTAGGGTCTAAAGATGGGTCAACACAAATTTCTTTTATAAATTCATCTCTTGGTCCCAAATCCATAATTGTTGTTGGGTGTCTTAATGTATTAAATGTTGTTCCATTGTTTACCGTTGTTTCAAATGAAGTTCCATTCCATTTGGTAGATTTGTAATAAAATCTTTTAACAGCACTACCAGAAGATTTTTCACTTACTTTATAATACAATAAGTTTTCACAGTAGTTTGTTCCTCTTACATTTAAATCTAAATTTTCTTCATCATCCCATCTAACTCTCGCTTTAAAAGCAAACAAATAAAGAGAACCTGCCAACCAATTTTCAATAAAAGAATAATTCACAACACCTTCACAAAAAACTTTATTAATTAATTTTCTTCTTGTGTATTCTCTAATTAATTTAAAATTATATAACCAATTATTTGATGATGCTGCGGGAATTATAGTATATGTTCCCTTTCTGAATTCTGAATATCCACTTCTAGTACTACATGTTGCACATGGATTATTGTCTACATTATATACAATTTGACCAACGGGTAGTAAACTTGTACATGATGTTCCATTTTGAACAGTAACAAGACTTGTGTTGTTATAATCATCATCAATATTTGATGCACAATATGTTTTTTTAACTAAAGTTTCATCGTATATTGTATTTTGTGTGTTACACCCTAAAGATAAGTCACCAGTTGAACCGGTAAGAGATTGTTGGGTTAATTTGAGTGATGAGTCGTATATTTCATATGTGAATCCTGTCCATTGAAAATCTGTTAAAGAAGAATTGCCGACGCTATCACCACTTATAGAACTATAACAACAAGAATCAGTTACAGATATTGGGCCCGCACAACCCACAAAATAATTCGTACAACCTGATTTTGAAATATAAGAAGTTAAACCACCATCAGGCTCGATATCAGATATGTCAACACGAAGAACATACCATTTGTTATTTACAGGTGTTGGTATATCATAAACACCATATGTACATGGACCGGGTTGTGTACTACCACCTCCAATTGATATTCTTATATTTGATAATGATGGGTAACCTGTTGGTTCAGAATAATAAAAAGCAACCATATATGATAAACCTCTTGTTATTGTTCCCGAACTTTTTGTAACAGTATTTGTCCAATCAGTTGAAGGAGTCATTGTGGATGGGTCATCTAATATTGTTTCAATGTTTCCTGCGCACGTTTTTATACTTGAATGAAAGTATAAAACATAATCATAAACATCATTACAAATTGCATCTTGAAAATCAATATTTATTGACGTATTTTGAGAAGATGTTGGGTCTGTACAATCGCAAGTACCATTTGGTATTTGTGTTGGTGAACATGTTGGTTGGGAAAATGGTAGTACATAATTATCACTAATACACCAACGTCCTTCAAAACAATCATCGGTTGGACAAGGACATGGAAAATCTAATTTTGGGTCAATACCATTAATACCCAACCTATAAACTAACCATCCGTAATTATTGTTAATTGTACCTATATACCCTATATTTCCTCCGCAATTTGTGAGATTATCAATCGTTAATTCGGCATATGTATCAACTTCTAATGACGAAATTCTATCTAACTCAAAAGAATTTGCGCTTCCATGTGGTAAATAACTTTTTAAAACAATAAAATATGTGGTATTATTAATAGGTAAATTTGAAAAAGTATAAATCTCATCTAATGTTTTTCCAGTAGGAGTTCCATTACAAGTTGGTGTCAATCCCGTAAAACTATATGAAGGTAAACCAGAACCACTAGCGGAAAGTATAAATTCATCAATTGTGTTATCGGGGTCACATATTGGTGTATATGGTGTACCATTAATATCTACTGTATCTCTAATAGCGGTACCTTCTCCAACTTTACAATATAATTCATCAGGTCTATTTGATGGGATTATAATTTGTTCACTAGAAAAATCTTCACAAGATTCACATTCAGGATACACAACAATTGGTAAATTTACAGTACCGAATCTTTGTAACGGTTCAATAACTAATGAATCAAAAAACCTAAAAGGTCTCACATCTATTAAAGTAGCACCAAGTGCTCTAATATAAATTCGTATAGTTAAAAGAAATTGAAATGGTATTATCAATATTTGTAGGGCCCCAATAAAGGCGGTATATATTATTCTTTCAAATACACTAATTACTACCGCTAATAGTATAGAAAAACTAAATCGTCTCCATCCGTAATTAATTGGAGGAGTTACTGTACTTGATTCACAATCATCTTCTTCTTTAGGGGATATGTCTTTTATCCCGATGTAATTGTCCTTTCCTCCTTTAAAATGACTTCCAATGTATGAACTAACAGTATATACCTTATTATATGTAAATCTAAAAAAATAATCTTCAGGAAAATAACTACCGTAAACTTGATTAAATATTACCGTAGAACTAACGGCCGGCGAAGGGTAATCATTCCAATCCAAAGAAAAAGCATAAGAACCGTCAATATCGGAATTATATTCTCGTATGTTTGGTAACAAATAACTACCAACAAATCTAACTCTACCTAATTCATTGTTTTTTCCCGAAATTCTAAATCTATAACATGCAGATGTTGGTATACCTTTATTTGGGTCATTTGTAATTTCTGTTTCACCAAATTCATTTGTATATTGATATTCCATATTCATTGGTAGTGGCACTACAAATGAACCATCATCATCTACATCCTCTTCAATTTGATAAGTTTCTAAAATTGGTCGACCTAATGAATCCTTTGATGATGTAAATCTTATCATTTCAATTTCCGCGGCAAAAGTTGTTAAATCACACTTTCTACCCATCGCACTCCTTGGTCTACAATTTTTGTTTAAAGTATTTTTTCCTTGGTCTGAATATATTGACCCAATTAAATATGCTTTTGGTTCAACTTTAACTCCTTGACTCGATAAATCAAAGTCGGTTCTAGTTATTCCAATCTCACATAGGTCTTCATTACCCCAAAAAGGATATACTTCGATGGTTTGATTGAACGATATTATTTGAGGTAATGAATTTAAATCTTCAGAAGATTTAAATGAATATGTATTTTTAAAATTATCAACCCCTTTACCTTGTCTTATAAAATCATCCGGTCTTAATGAAAAACAACCAATGTCGGACAAATCAACATCAACATGTATTGTTTGGGTACCAACAGGTACTCCCCATATCATAAAATCACCAGCATTGTTTGTTTTTACGGTGTACTTATAGTATTTTTCATACACTTCTAAAACTTCTTCTCTTGTTAATATGTCCAATTGGTCAGGAAATGTACCTGTTGGTTCATGACCACCGTGTTGTTTTCTTTTTGGTAATAAATTATATCTATAACCATTTTCATCACTATCGTTTACGGTTGTATATGGATACAAAGCAGATATTACTGGGTCATTACTATCCTCATCAGAAACAGGAATAAAAATAGAAACTCTTGCATTTGGGACACCAAATCCATTGTTTACAAATATTCTACCACACACAACCCCATAATCAGAGCACATAGACGTATACGCTTCTGTTTGGGTAAATTTAAGAGATAATATCTCTAAAAGGTCGAAATCGTTTTTTAATTCAACGACAACCTTTTGGTCTCTTCCTACATTTGTTGAAATTCTATGTTTTTGCATTTCTATATAAATAGAAAATAAACAATTTTCTATTTAAAATAAATCCAATTTAAAATGTGGTTGTTCCTAAAGATTTAACTCTAACTTTAATATCTTTTTCAGGAAACCTAATTTGATATATTTGATTGGATTTCATATAAATTGTCATGTCTGATTGTAAAATTTCTTTTGTTGAATCATTAACATAACTTTGGGCAACTTCTGATGATGAATATTCTCCACCAATATTATTGAATACTCTTACATCGACAGCATTTACAACACCCGCAACTTCTCCGATTATTCTATACAAATCACCAACAAAAAGGGGGTCACCCATTTTTCTTTTATCAATTGAAAAATAATTAACAACATCTTCAATAACCGTTCTAACTATTTCTGTTTGGTTTCCATTTTTGTCTACCACAATATCCAATTCTAAAGAAAAATCAACAACTTCACCACTTTCAATTTCTAAAAAATCATTTATCATCCTATATTCGGATAAATAAGTTATGATATTGTTTTTTAAGGTTGATGATACAGTATCAATTAAATTACCATTTTCGTCATATGACAATAATTTAACTTTTATTTTATTATCTTCTTCCATTACATTTACCTTTGCCGGTGCACCATATGTTGCTGGCATTGTCTCAATCATTGATTTATAATCGTTTAATGTGACTGCCCTATTTTGTGCTGCAAAATTGTAAGATATTAAATTTCTAATTTCTTCAATTGTTGGTTGGTCCGCACCACCAACTGCGGGTGTTATATTTGTCACCGTTAATGAATTTTGAACTTGGGTGTTTGTGGTCGCATTTGGCCCATTTAAAACAAAATCGACATCATCAACACTAGTTATAATATTGATACCTAAATTACTGTCTCTACCCCCACCGATTCTATATTTTACAAACAATGTTGTATTTGGTTTAGGTAATGCACCTAAAGAGGTGTTGTTAAGATAAACACCTAAATTTACTTTTAAATTACCAGTATTATAATCATCCAAATTATCCATTGGATTTACATTCCCCGAACCAAATGTTATTGAAAAATAATTTTCAGGTGTATATTCTGTTATAAATTTATTTGATACCGAAAGATATGTTCCTGAAATAAAATTATCTGAATCTGATGCTCTTGTTGGGTCAGGAATAAAAACCTTATCTTGCATTAAAGTTTTTACCTCGTACCATTTATTTGTTGAAACCAAAAATTCAGAATCAGTTGGGTTGTTTGTGAAACTTACACCTTCTTTATGAATTACTGAAGACACACCTAAAACATTTTGTTCGGGTAAATATAATTTTAAAAAAGGTTTTTGGTCTAATTCTGTTATTACTCTTCTATATATTCTTGTTACACCATTAATAACCGCTTCTCTTTTGACAATTGAATATGATATTAATCTGTTATTACCATCAAAATTTGGTATTTTTAATCTATTAGGTTCCCCTCTATTATTAAATGGGTTGGAAAAATCAATATCTTCAATTGTTTCAAATACTTGCCCTCCACCAGATACTTGTGCTCCCGTTTTAATTGTACCTAAATATCTAGTGTCTTCTTTATCACCCCTAACAGGTACTTGTATTGTAAAATCACATAACGCAACGGAAGGTCTATTTCCGGGTATTTTTAACCCATAGGTTTTAGCAATATGGTATAATGAAGTTCTTTGTTGTGCAAAATCTAAAATTGTTTCCTGCCAAACCCTATCAATGTGAAAATGTAAATTATCCGCAACCGCGGCATTTAAATCCAATAGCACCGAAAAGATAGATGCGTCGTTTGTGTTTTTTATTAAATCAGGATAGTATTCTCTGGTTAAATTAACCAATTCTTGTCTTAAACCTGAAAAATCTCTGACAGCGTATGATATTTTTTTACTCATATTAAATGTTTATAATTATAAAGTCAGATGAAACAAACGGTTCGTTATTGATATCATAATCCACCCTAACTTTAGCGGTATATGGTTTAGTTGAAAAATCCGAAACCCTAAATAATCTAGAATCTTCGTCTTCTTGAGGACTGGTAGGTTCTTCTTCATCTTGGTCTGCGGCGGTTACTCTTATAGATTTTATTTCTAAATTAGGGATATACAATTTAATTGATGTTCTTATTTCATCTTCAATTTGTCCCCATGTTACCGCATCATTTGGTTCGAAAATGAATTCGTATAATC